CTCTCTTCCATCATCATTTCTTCATCACTCACGACACCATCGCCATCTTTGTCAAGATGAGCATATTTAGATCCAGGTTGTAATTTCTTTTCTACCATTACACTCTACCTTCTTTGTGCTTGTTGTCGTGCCATTTGATCATTTTGCTCTTCAACGTGCTGCGTTAATAATGCTACGTATATATCTCTTTCCCACGGTATCATTGACTCAATTTCAGTTAAAGAATAATTATGATGCTGCATCATAGCGAAGTTAGTCCTAAACATACTCTCAAGATTATTATGAGAAAGAGCTATGCGAAAAAATCGTTGAGGCCCTCCAATGTTACGTTATTAACTGTTCCACATTTTTCACAAGTGAACTCTATATCTTCTTTTAACTTAGGAAAATTATCAAAAAATTCTTGAACTTTAGTAAATTGTTCTTTATTTAATGACTCAATAAAATCTACAAGTTCTCTTGGTGTTGATTCACTTGCTGGATAAACTGAATCAGCATCATGAATTGATTCAATAGAAGCCGCAATCATACCAATAGCAATATCAATACCCGCTTCAGGTTTAGATGCTTTTAGTACATCTTCAACTCTTAATACTGTAGGATACTTAAGTGAAACTCCTACTGTATCAGTTATTTGTACAACTGCATTTGCTTTAGGATCACCCTTTAGTGTTACTGTTGATAGGTTAACATCTACTGGATTATCATGTTTACACTCTTCAGATTTACATTTCAAAGCAATCTTTGCGTTTTCACCTACAGAAGCTGCTCTTAGTTTTAAAAAGATTAGTTCTAAATCAAACATAGCTAATGATTTAACATCAACTGATTTAAACGTACAAACTTCTACAATGTCTCTCATTGCATTTGAAATTTGTTGAGCATCATCTGATTCTAAAGCTGTTAAAAGTACCTTTTCTTCCCTTACGACAAAAGGGCGATACTTAATTTCTTGTCCCGTTGAAGGGATTGTCATATCGTATTTAATAGAATTTAGCTGTGGCAGTGCCATCATTCACTCCTTGTTATAATTAACCAAATAATTTATTGGCTGCAATTCCGACCAGAGTACCGACCAGACTTGCTGAATCACCCCACTCATCATAAGCCATATTGACCGTGACACGTGAGATAGTGTTTTCATTCGCGTTAGATAATTCTACAGCTGAGACAGAAACTGGAAACGCATTTTTCAAAGTACATGTATAGTTAGGTATGTTATTTGAATCCAATTGCTGAATAATTACGTCTGAAACATAATCATCTCTGTAATTTACTGTTCCCTGTGCAGTATCGATAATAGATGCTTGCCAAGAGTCCATGACTTCTTTTAAGTAGTAATCACCCGTAAGTAAAAACGTAAAAGATACGTCATCATTAATATAACCATAAGGCTTCTTAATTGCTTTTAATCTTGTGATATGCTCTGCTGTAGTAATTTGACGACCAGGCAATGAACAACTCTCACACAAGAGAGAAATATCTCTTGGATCATTAATTAGTGACATAGGATTAAATCCACCACCAGATGCTATATTTGAAAGAATAGATCCTGGATTAATAGATATAAGTGGTAAGTTCATATAGATCGAAAATCGATTAGATTTTGAAACTCCACCGCGCTTACCAATGGTGCTTTTGAGTGTTTCAATACTTGCTGGTAATGACATTAAGCGCTCCTTACTCTTTTCCTAGAATCTTTATAGATTGCTCCAGCTTTTGACTTCTTAAATCTCTGAGTCTGCATAAACATAGCTACTTCCCACTCAGGTGGTTCAACCTTTACTATTCTAGATTCTACATGATTAGTTAAATAGTGTTTAAAACAAGGTTGAAAATACCTTAGTTTACGAACACTCTGTAAAATTCTGTATCTGGCTTTAAAACGTGTACTTTCGTCATATCTATTATTTGTTAATGTTAATGCATCAAATAGTTTAGCTCTTAGTATTGGAGGAAGATAATGTAAGTTTAAACCATAGAATCCACCAGGAGCTTTTTCAACCATAATAATAAGAGGGAATGTATCATAGTAAGGTAATGTTTCTTTATGTTTTGGATCATAGAAAAACATGTACATATCACCCATACGTGGACGTGTCACACGTGTCAGTGCGCTATCCCTTAATAGACTTTGCCTATTAATATTTCTTATGTTACGAAGCTTATCACGAAACCAATCCTGAGACTCTTCTGTCCTAGGTTGTATTCCAGCTCTAAAAGCTTGTAACTGCATTTTTTCAAAAAACGAATCTGCCATACCTTTATTTATACCTTATCCTTTGAGGATTTTAATGCCTAATTGCTTAAGAGTATCTTCATGCCAAATAGCAAATCGATACCCACGAGAGTCAGCCCATTTATGCGCAGCTTCCCATTTAGATTGATTCTTAATATAGGTCATTACCTCATTAAGATATCGTTTAGTTTTTCTAGATGGTTTTACTGGAGGTTGACATTGTTTCTTTGGTTTTATTTCTATAAGCCATTTTTGTCCTACGGCATCTTTAAAATATATATCAATAAAGTAACGGTGCATACGTTTATCTGTTCCACAGCGGTATGGAATGACATATTCTTCTGAACTCCATTCAGGAACATCTGTTTTATTATCTAAAAATTTAAATACAGCTCTTTCCCAAGAAGATCTATAGACTACTTTTTTGTGGTCTCCCTTGTATTTTGAGATATTCTTTACTTTATAACGGCCTTTATAAGTCATATAAATAATCGTATAGAGTAATTCGTTTAAGGTTAAAGTTTAATGACAACAAAGTATGTATATCCTCAAGGTTTAGCTGAACAACATCCAGTCCAGTGTAGAATTTCTATTCATCAACGAATTAATAAAATGGCTGATGTTGTAAATGCAGGTGGTGATCAAGCTAATATAGAATCTGTAAGTAAAGTACTTGGTACATTAGCGGACGCTGGATCTCAAATAGTAAATAGAAAAATCATCGATACAACTCAAGCTGCCCTTGCACAAATTTATTTATATGCGCCAGCTGCAATACAATTTTCAGATGGATTAGCTTATGATAACACAGAAATGTCAGCTGTAGTAAGTGCAATTCAGTCAGGAGCTGATTCAGCAGGTGAAGGGCTTGGAAGTCAGGTAAAAACTGGCATAAGTGCCGGAGTAGCTGGAATAACTGGAGCTATAAGAAAATCTGGTATTGGTCAGCAAGCTCAACTTAATCTCGGTGTTGTAAGAAACCCTAGACTAGAAATGTTATTCAGAGCTCCAGCTCTTAGACAACTATCGTTAAGTTGGAAATTTATGCCTTCAAACCAATCTGAATCAGCAGTTGTTGAAGGACTAATTAAAAAAATAAGAATGCATGCTCACCCAGAATTAAGTAATGCAGGCTTTAACTTTAGTTTTCCTGATGTATTCAAAATAGATTTTATTACTAAGAGTGGAGGTAAAGCTAAAATGATACCATTCTCTTATGCATACTGTACTGCAGTTGCAGTTAATTATGGCGGATCTGGCCCAGCATTTTTTGGTGATGGTTCACCTGCAGAAATTGATTTTACTTTATCTCTTCAAGAAACAAAAGTTCTTAGCAGAGCCGATATTGAACATCCAGACGGAAAACCAGCAGCAGCTACAAGTCAACAGAATCCTGCTGATGTTGGCGGCGGCACATAAGTTAAAGGTTCTAATATGAAATATTTTAAGTACTTCCCAAAAATTCAGTATGATTTAGATGCTAGTGGCGAAACTAAAGAAATCGTAGATAGTTTTCGTTTTGCAAAAATTGTAAATGGTATAAAAGATGATATTACTTTCTATCGCTTTTATGAAATTGCAGATGGTGAAAGACCAGATCATACTTCTTATAGTTTGTATAAAACTGCAGATTATTATTGGACATTTTTTGTGGCTAATCCATCTTTAAAAAGTTTAGAAGATTGGCCTTTAGCTCAAGCAGATTTAACTAAAAAGTTAGGTCATGATTATACTGGTAATGTTATAAACATTTCTACATTTGATTTCTTTAATAAATTTCAAAATGGAGAAACAGTAAACGGTCTAGTATCAGGAGCTACTACAGTTGTAGATGGTAAGAATACATCTTTAGGTTGGGTATCAGTTGGTGCTATTACAGGCACTTTTCAAAATGGAGAGATCATTCAAGGTCAGACTTCAGGAGATACCGCAACTATTGCTGGCACTGCTACTAAATTAAACGCAGCTCATCACTATGAAAAAGATAACCTTGTAGTTAAACGTGGTACTGCCGGAGCTGCAAAAGTTACTAATCTAGAGTACGAACAACGTGTAAACGAAACTAGAAAAAGAATCAAAGTAATCCGCCCTGAACTTATTGAAGATGTCGCAAGACAATTCCGAAGAGTAGTTGATGCCAAATAATTTTTATACTCCTCAAGATGTAGAACTTCTTAATGTTAAAATATCTGATGGTAATAAAAAAACCTTAGATATTACTGACCTTTGCGGTGAGTTTAATGTATATGAAGAATTAGGACAGCCGATACTTTTAGGTGATATAGCTATTATTGATTCCGCTGGTCTTTTATCTGGGTTCCCTATTACAGGACAAGAAATTCTTACATGCACTCTTCAAAAAGATGATTTCATAATGAATATGAATTGGAGAGTAATTGATATTAATGGTATGGCAGATGCTGGCCATCAAACATATGCTTATACTTTAGACTTAGTAGAAGGTGCATATTTAAATAATATTACAAGTCTTGTTTCTCAAGCGTATGAAGGTAATATTAGTGACATTATTGAGTCAATCTATACTAATTATCTAAAAACAGAATTAAATTATAAAGATGACTCAATTGGTAGTTATAAGTGTATTATCCCAAATTGGAGTCCTTATCAAGCGATCAATTGGTTAATGAACAGAGCTAAAGATAAAAATAATAAGCCACTTGTTATTACTAATACTTTGCAAAATGGTACAAGTATTCTTTCTTTTGAAACAATATTCTCTAGACAAATAATGGAAGAATTTACATATCATAAACAAAGTGTACAAGATGGCAAGACATATAATTATCAAGATGCAGCACAGACTCCATTAGCGTTTACTAATGTTAATAATGGTCAAGTAACTTCTCAATTAAGAAACGGAGCTTTTGGTTCTACTTATATTAGTGTAGATACTGCTAATAAAACTGCAGATACATTTGAGTTTGATCTTGAAGAATACTATGAGGATATGCCAAAACTGCAGCAAAACATAGTTATTAATGCTAAGAATAAATTAAACGATAAACAACTAAATAACTTTTCAAAAACTATTCAAGATATAAAATATCAAAGTGGTGAAAACTTTGGACGATCACATATAAATTATAATGGTAACACAAATAGTTTCTTACCATTCTTTAATAATATGAATCATATGCTAGAATCCTTTAAGTATAATTTAATTATTAATGGACGTAATGATATTGAAGTTGGCTCACTTGTGAATCTTAGGTTCCCATCTAATAGACCGTTTAATCCAGAAGATCCTGACTCAGGAATTGATAGAAAAAGAAGTGGTAAATACCTAGTTACAAAATGCAGACATAAAGTAGATGAACGAGATAAATATACGCTAGTGATTGAAGTTGTAAGTGACGGACTTGGAGAAGATTATAATGCAAACTAATAATATGAATTTCTTTTTTGGTGTAGTTGAAGATCGAAAAGATCCTAAAAATATGGGCCGTGTACGTGTAAGAATATACGGAGATCATGATGGAGATAAAACTAAAATTCCTACAAGATCTTTACCTTGGTCTCAAGTAATGATGCCAGTGACATCGGCTGCATGTGGTGGTATTGGTGAAAGCGCAACTGGTATTGTTCAAGGTTCATGGGTTGTTGGATTCTATATGGATGGAGAGTCTAAACAAAACCCTATGGTAATGGGAACTATAGTAGGCCAAGCTGGAGCAGATGCATTACCTGACCAAGGATTTGCAGATCCTTCTGGTAGACATCCTATGAGAAGTGAAGGCCCTGATACCTCATATAGTGCTATAGGCGGAATGTATGAAACAACAGCACCTTATATTCAAAAAGTAGATTTAAGACAAGAAAAAGTAGAAACTGGGTCACCAGAAAAAGTTACTCAAGTAGTGCAAGATGAAGCTGATTCTTACTATGCTAGACAAACTTGGGATATGCCTAAGGTAGCAAGTGATGTATTTCCATCTTATCCTTTTAATAAAGTTGTAGAAACTGAAGGCGGACATCTATTTGAAATTGATGACACACCTGGTAATGAAAGATTTTCTAGGTTCCATATGTCTGGAACAAATGAAGAGTTTCAACAGAATGGAAATAAAACACTTACAGTTGTAGGATCTAATTATACTGTAGTTTATGGTAGTGACAATATCTATATTAAAGGTAATGCAAATATTACTGTTGATGGAGATTTACGACAACTTGTAAAACAGAACTATCATCTTGAAGTTAACGGTAATATGACAACAGTTGTTCGTGGATCAAGACAAAGTAAAATTGGCCAATCAGAACATACTGAAATTACTCAAGATTTTGCATCTGTTGTTAGTGGTAACTATGTACAAAAAACTTTAGGTAATGAAACACGTTTAGTTGATGGCACAAGAAATACTACAATTGGTAAAACAGAAGATCTTACAGTTACTGGTGAAACAAGTATTACAACAATGGATAAACTAAATGTGTTTGCTCAAAAAGATTATTCAATGACAACTGTTGGTAAACTTACGATTACTTCAAAGGGTGATATAAAATTAGAAACACCAGCAAATATGAATACTACAGTAACAACAAACGTTACAAATACTATTGGTGGTACATTAACTGATGCCGTTACAGGAGTAGTTACAGAAAATTATAGTGATGCACAAAATACAACGGCCGGTGGTGATATTACTATCAACGGTGGTCCTAACATTAACTTGAACTAAGAGGTAAAAATGCCAGGAATAACAAGAGTAGGAACTGATAGTCATGTAGGTCATGCAAGTCCTACACCTAATCCGTTTCACTCAACCGCATATGCATCTGGTTCTCCTGATGTAATTGTTAATGGAGCTGCTGCAGTTCGTATTGGTGACTCAACTAGTTGTGGAGATCCTGCTACAGGCGGTAGTGGTACAGTAAAAGTAAATGGAATTGGTGTTCATAGAATAGGAGACGGTACTGGAGGTCATGGGTCATGGGTACCTAATGCATCTGCTGGTGGTTCTTCTACTGTGATTGCAGGAGGATAGTATGTTAAACTTTAAAACATTTTTAGAAGAAGCTGCTGGAAAAGGCTTAACTATATTTGATATAGACGAAACTATGTTTATAACTAAAGCTAAAGTACATGTAGTTAAAAATGGTAAAGTCATTAAAAAATTAGATAATCAAGAATTCAATACTTATAAGAAAAAGCCTGATGAAGATTATGACTTTGGTGAATTTAAAAATGCTGAGATATTTAACAAGACATCTACACCAATTGCAAGGATGATTAACAAAGTAAAAGCAATATTAAAGAATGCAACAAAGTCTGGTTCAAAAGTTATTATTGTAACAGCAAGACCGGATTTTGACAATAAAAAAGTATTTCTGGATACATTTAAAAAACAAGGAATTGACATAGATAAAATTTATGTTGAACGTGCTGGCAACTTAGGCGGTGGACCAGCAGCTGATAATAAGAAAGTAATCTTTAAAAAATACTTAGATCAAAAAATATATAAAAGAATAAGATTATTTGATGATGCTATGTCTAACTTAAAGATGTTTATAAGTTTAAAGAAAGAATACCCAAATGTTTCTTTTGAAGCATTTCTAGCAAAACATAATGGTTCAGTTAAAAAGATAAGATGAAGGATAACATATGTTAACTTGTGGAAGTAGCCCAGCATTAGATTCTATTACTGGAAAAGTAGATGAAATCAAAGCAAAACTTGCTGATGGAATGTCTGCTTTAGGTGATCTTGAATCAAAAGCCACAGCAGCTCTTGGTGAATTACAAGCTGCTTTGCCAGAAATACCATCAATTGGTCCTTCATTACAAGGTGACGTTAGTACTTTACTTGCTCAAATGCAAACAGATGCTGGAGGAGCTATAGCAGCATTTAAAGCTCAGTGGGGAAGTGCAGTAAGTGATGGAGAACTACAGGGCTATATAGATCAAGTAACTGCAGCTATTAGTGATCCATTGTCCTTAGCGTCTTTTGATCCTTGTTCTGCTATTCCAAATAAAGAATTAGATTCTGCTACAGGTGAAGTTATTGCTAAGGCTAAGGAAATGAAAATACCTTCTGCACCACCAGCTAAACTTTTAGATTTTGCAAAGAACTTTGCAAGTGTTGTTGATCTTACACAACTTCCTTCTTCAGTATCTCCTGCAGGAACTTCTAGAAGTAGTAGTGGATTTGGAGCTGCACTTGATGCAAGAGGTAAAGTCTTAGAAAAAATCAATGTATATTTTACGCCAAAAGTAAAAGCAGCTCGATTAGCTTATGAGGCTGAAAAGAAAAAGCCTCAATACAAACAAACTGGTGGTAGTGGTCTTACAGCTCAAGATGCTGCAAAAAGAGAGAGGTTATATAAAGCTGGTAAAATGTCAGCTGGCCAAGTTACTTGGTACGAAAAGTTTATTGATTTAGAAATAGATTATCACAATGTGCAAGTTAGACGTGATAATATTAAAGATCAATTAGTAATTTATATTGAAGTTCTTACTGGTAGGGTCACACAAGAAAATTTTGATAAAGGCGAAAAAGCTTTTATGGATGATTATATAAATTTTTTAGAAGAGGTGGGAGGCGCATCAGAGCTAAGTGCAGATATGACATTATATCAAAATGGTAAGACAGAATTAGATGCTAATAAGTCTGACTTCCAAGGAGTAGGTAAACATAACAACCAGGTGGTTGAAACTATCGCCGTATAAGTGTATAAATATAATTGTAAATAACGCTTAGAAAGGCATTGAAATGACAAGTGAGCAAATTAGAGAAATGATGTTGTTATCTTTAAAGACACATGCAAAAGGTCACATTGATAAACATATTAGTAACGTAGAAATTTATTTAGCTAATCCAGTTGGTATTGGTGAACATTCAGATATTATGGAAAGCGTAGAAAAAGAATTACTAGAAGTCGCAAAATACGACGATATTTTAACAGTGGTAGAAAAGTATATTGAGTAATTAAATGGCAAGAACACAAACAAAATCAGATGCATCAGGAAAGTCTATTATTACTAGTAGATCAGTGTTGTACTCTGATTTTGATTTAGCTTTTCTTAAGCACCCAAACACAAAAGACATAACTATCTTAAAAGATTTAGATTCAGTAAAACAGTCTATAAAAAATC